ATCGCTATAATGATTCAACGAATGGGCTACTTTTTCGCTGAGAGAGTGTGGTCTGATAATGTCTTTATCCCTGTTGAGAAACTAGCATGAAGCGAGGAAACGAATCATTCTCTGGTTACAACAAACCCAAGAGAACACCTAACCACCCAACCAAGAGCCATGCGGTTCTTGCGAAAAGCGGTGACGAGGTGAAACTGATTCGTTTTGGTCAACAAGGTGTTAAAGGCAGTCCAGACGGAACTAAGCGAAACGAGGCTTTCAAAGCTAGACACGCACAGAATATCGCCAAAGGCAAGATGAGTGCTGCTTATTGGGCGAACAAAGTCAAATGGTGATTTATGGACTACATTGGCGCAACCCCCCAACAAAACCCCATCATGGGGTTACTTGCTGAACGCCTAAAACAAGCGCAACAGTTCGCCGCCAAGCCATTTGGATACCAAAATCCACCTGCTGAGATGCTGATGAATCTGTTGGGGATTCCAGCAGTTCAGCAGACAGCCGAGCGTTTGGCTTATGGTGAGCCTTTGACTACTGGTAGGGGTATGACCACAAGACCCAGACTAGAGGCTGTGGAAGCGGCTTTAACTGTTGCTCCTGTGGCTGGATTATTGGGTAAGACAGCAGAAAAAGGCATGATGGCTGCTGGAAGGGCTGGCGAGAGATATGCCGAAAGAGTCGTTCCGCAGATTATGGAGCGTGGTGGTCTACCTGCTCAATTATTGGGTGATTTGAGCCAAGGTTCTATTAGTCCAATGGATGTTTGGCATGGAACGCCTTACAGGTTTGACCGATTTGATGCCTCTAAGATTGGAACTGGTGAAGGCGCTCAAGCCTATGGGCATGGCATTTATACAGCAGAAGCTAGACCTGTCGCTGAAGAATATCGTAAGGCTTTAACTGGCAATCAGTATGGTGACAAAATTGTTCCTACTGTTGACGGAAAACCAGTAGACACGCCAGTTTTACGCAATTTAATCCGTAATGGTCAATCGCCTGAAGATTTCATTGCGTCAATGCAAAACAAATTAGAAAGTCAAAAAAGCGCTTTAAGTAAAGCAAGTAAAGAGGAAGTCTTGCCTGGCGTATCTGATTACGATATGGCTGAAATGGCGCTTTCTGAGACAAAGAAATTAATTAATGAAGCAAAAAGTTATATTGGCAAAGAAATCAAAGCAGAGCAGCCTGGCTATCTCTACAAAGTAGACCTACCAGACGAAGCGGTAGCCCAAATGCTTGATTGGGATAAGCCTGTATCAAAGCAACCTACTGTAATGACTGCTTTGCGTTCAGAGGCAGAACAACGGGTTCGTGATAGAAAGCTAGGTGAGATAGAGAACGAAATTCGTGCGTCTTTACCAAGACAAGAAGTTCCAAGCGATTACATGGCTATGTTTAGCGATGCTAATGCTGTTCAAAACCAAGAAGTTCAAGCTAAAGCGTTGTCAAAGCTGAACAAAATGGACTTGAAGGAATTGGTTGATAAAGAGCTTGATTCTATGAAACCAGCAGATATGAACTGGAACATGACAGGCAAAGAGTTTTATGAGCTTTTAGCAAGGCGTAGTGGTGGAGCGCCAAAGGCCTCAGAAATCATGCAGAAGCAAGGCGTTACAGGAATCCGTTACCTTGACCAAGGAAGCAGAACGCTTGGCGGTTCGGATACTTCAAACTTTGTCGTATTCCCTGGCAATGAGGATTTACTAAGAATCCTAGAGATAAACGACAAGCCATTAGGACTGTTAGAATAAAGACTTAATAAACTGACCAACGAGCCGAGAGGAATTGGTAAAAATGAAAAAAATAGAGAGCGGAAATTCCGCAAACCTAACTAATAGGGGCAGAGGAAGGCCCAAAGGCAAGCCTAATAAGGCCACAACCGAGTTTAGAGAGACCATTAGTGCTCTGCTATCCAACAACTCGGAAAATGTCGAGAAATGGCTTAAATCGGTTGCAGACGGAGACCCGACTGTTGACCGCAAGCCAGACCCTTATCGAGCATTGGACTTGATGGCAAAACTTGCCGAGTATGCGGCTCCGAAGCTATCAAGGACTGAGCATACTGGTGACTCTGACAAACCCATCGAGTTGAAAGTTTCATGGGCGAAATAGTCATCCCTTACGCCCCAAGAGACCAACAAGCACAAATCCACGACCTAATCGACAATAAGCGGTTTACAGTTGTGGTGGCGCATCGAAGGATGGGCAAGACTGTCTCTGCGATAAACCACATCATTAAGGATGCTGTCCTGAACCAAAAGGAAGCGCCTCGCTACGCCTATATCGCTCCGACCTACGGACAGGCAAAGCGGGTGGCTTGGGACTATCTGGTTAAGTACTCCACTCCTTTGGGTGGGACTCAGAATATCTCTGAACTGAGGGTTGACTTCTGGGGAAGGCGAATCCAGCTTTATGGCTCAGACAATCCAGAGGCGCTACGGGGTCAATACTTTGACGGGGTAATTCTTGATGAGATTGGCGACCAAAACCCAAAGATTTGGACTGACATTATCCGACCTGCACTAGCTGACAGATTGGGGTGGTGTTTGTTTATCGGAACACCGAAGGGACATAACCACTTTAAAGACCTGAGAGACAGGGCTGAAACAGAGGATGGTTGGGGTCTTTTGGAGTTTAAGGCTAGTCAGACAGGCGTGATTGCCCAAACAGAGTTAGACGCTGCCAAGTCCGAGATGGGAGAAGATAAGTATCTCCAAGAGTTTGAGTGTTCGTTTAACGCCGCCGTAGAGGGGTCTTATTACGGACAGATACTGAACGACCTAGAGACAAAGAATCACATTCAGGAAATCCCGAGGGATGACCTTTGCCGCACGATTACCGCATGGGATTTGGGTATGGGTGACTCAACGGCTATCTGGGTGGCGCAAATAGCTGGTTCAGAGATTCGCTTAGTTGACTACTACGAAAACAACGGGGTTGGTCTGGACAAATATGTTTCTTGGTTACGGGACAACAATTGGGCGAGTGCCGAACATATCCTTCCCCATGATGTGCAGGTCAGGGAATTAGGGTCTGGAAAGAGCCGTTTAGAGGTTCTTCAGGAAGCGGGGTTAAATGTCCGCATCGCCTCAAGAATGAGCGTAGATGACGGGATTCAGGCTGTTCGCCGCCTTCTGCCGAGGTGCTGGTTCAATGTCCCTGCTGTGAAACAAGGGCTTGACTGCCTGAGAAACTACCGCCGAGAGTTTGACGAAAAGAGAAAAGTCTTTTATGACCGACCTTTACACGATTGGTCAAGCCACGGCTCTGATGCTTTCCGCTATCTTGCGATTGGACTCGATGAGGGTTCTTCATGGGGTAAATCTATCAACCAACCACCGAAATGGGTAATCTGATGTATTTCTTAAAACAAGGCGATATTGCTGACGCAAAGAAAATAGCCCGAATGGAGCAAACCATTCTTGAGCTTGAAAAGCGGATTGAAATGCTTGAAAATGTGGCGAAACCGCTACAATCGGAGCAACGCCCACGGATGGGCAGACCGCCAAAGGTTAAAGATGAGCCAAGACAAACTGAAGTCGATAATCGAATCGGAGATTGATAATTCGATTGGTTTTCTAGAGACTGAGACAACTCAGCAACGCACAGACGCACTATCTTTCTATTTACGACAACCACTTGGCAACGAAGTTGAAGGTAAATCCTCAATCGTTACTGGCGAAGTGGCTGAAGCCGTAGATGGTGCGCTTCCCCCATTAGTCCGAATCTTCTCGTCAAGCGATGAGGTGGTTCGTTTCGACCCTCGTGGCCCACAAGATGAAGCTGGAGCCAAGCAAGCGACTGAATACTGTAACTGGGTGTTCATGCGTGATAACGCTGGTCTCATCATCATGCACGATTGGTTTAAAGACGCTCTCCTTCAAAAGGTTGGCGTGGTTAAAGCCTATTGGGAAGATAAAGAAGATGTGACCAAAGAGAAATATCGTGACTTGTCTGATGACGAGTTAGCGATGTTGCTTTCTGATGAGACTATGGAAGTGGTCGAAAAGGAAGTGGTAGAGAATCCAGTTCTTGACCCTGCTGGCAATCCTGTGATTGACCCGATGGGTCAGCCTGTGATGTATTCGTCAAACAGCGTCACAGTCCAGAAAAAGAAGAAATCAGGCCATGTCGTTGTTGAGAATGTGCCACCTGAAGAATTCCTTATCTCCAAGAGAGCTAAGAAAAGCCCAAAGGATGCGCCTTTCGTTGCTCACCGCCGTTTGATTACTCGTAGTGACCTAATCGCAATGGGCTTTGATAAAGACATTGTGGATGGGTTACAGGCTTCTAGTGCGCTGACTTACTCACCTGAGTACTTAGCCCGTGTCGCACCTGGCGAGAATCCTGACGATGGAATCTCTATTGATGAGTCAATGGAGACAATCGAGGTTTTTGAGTGCTATGTCACAGCCGATATTGATGGTGATGGCATTGCTGAACTCCGACAGGTTTTCTACGCTTCAAACGAGATTTTGAGCGATGAGGAAACCGACTACATTCCTTTCCACTCACTCTGCCCGATTCCTACTCCACACAAGTTCTTTGGCGAATCTCTCGCTGACAGAACGATGGATTTGCAGTTAATCAAGACAACTATCACTCGACAGATTCTTGACAACCTGTATCTGACGAATAACGCCCGTGTGACCGCTGTTGACGGACAAGTTAACTTAGATGACCTGTTAACTGCCACCGCTGGTGGTGTGGTTCGCATTAAGTCTCAAGGCGCTGTTCAGCAATTGGCTGTTCAACCTGTGGCGGCTCAAGCCTTCCCAATGCTTCAATATTTGGACTCAATCCAACAGAAGCGCACAGGTGTTACAGAGGCTTCCCAAGGTCTTGACCCGTCTATTCTTCAGAATGTGACTGCCGCCGCTGTTGCGTCTATGCAACAGTCTGCCGCTGGCAAGATTGAGATGATTGCTCGAATCTTTGCTGAAACTGGCGTTAAGTCGCTGTTCCAAGGGATTCTCCATCTTCTCTGTAAGTACCAAGACAAACCCCGTATCGTTCGGATGCGTGGTCAATATGTCCAGTTTGACCCTCGTGAGTGGTCGAATCAGTACGATGTTGATATTAATGTCGGGTTGGGTGCTGGTAACCGCCAAGAACAAATGGCTATGTTGAACATGGTTCTTGCCAAACAAGAGCAAGTGTTGCAGACAATGGGGCCAGCTAATCCATTGGTTTCGATGGGTCAGTATCGCAATACTCTCGGTCGGATGGTGGAAGCCGCAGGATTTAAGGATTCTGCCGAGTTCTATAAATCCATCACTCCAGAGCTTGACCAACAACTCTCTAACCCACCGCCACAAGAGCAACAAATGCCGCCAGAAGTGCAGGCATACATGGCTAAGACCCAAGCGGACATTCAGGCTCAACAAGCCAAGGCTCAAGCTGACATTCAGTTGGCAAGAGAAAAAGCCGCTGCCGAGATTCAGTTAATGCGTGAGAAAGAGGC